CACGCCACCCGGGAGTACGTGTACCCGGTGATCCGCAACGGGGCGACCGTCATCACCGACGGCGTCGAGTTCGCCCTGGTCCCCGCCGGCGCCACCATCACCGACACCGATTGGCAGCCCGCCGTCCTCGTCGGAGGGAAGACCGCCGCATGGGTCCGCGACCTCCCCACCGGCACCGTGAAGCTCTGGGCCCGCATCACCGACGGCGACCAACGCATCGTCCTCGACGGCCCCTTCATCACCCTCACCTGACAGGAGCACCCGCATGGCAGGCATCAACCTCGGCAACGACTTCAACGCCGAACTCGTCGCCCTCGCAGGGTGGGCACCCGACGCCGTCGACCCCTCCACCGTCGAGGTCCCCTTCCTCAACCCGGGCGGCCCCACCACCGTCCGCGCGACCGCGTCCACCAACGTCAGCACCGAAGACCTCAACACGCTCATCCAGAAGTACACGCCCACCACACCCCCAGAGCCGGTACCCGACACCACCGACTGACGTGGACCACCAAGACCCCGACCTCAGCGCCCACCGAGTGCGGAGCAACGTCCGCAGGCCCACACCCCACCCAGACACCGTCGCCGAGATCGACCAGGTCATGGACGACGTCATCGAAGACCGGGGGTGACGCGTGACCGACAACGCTCCCCTCGCCTTCGACGACACCGTCGCCTGCATCTGGGTTCGAGTCTCCGGTACTCGCATGCAGCTCAGCGTCGACTCCGTCACTGACCGCATCCCCTACGAGCGCCCACTCCTCGTACGTGCTCTTCGCGCCCTCGCCGACAGCATCGAGCACGACATCGCGGCCATAGAGACCCACGACCACACCTGACCTTCGATGAGCGCCCAGGCGGCGCACGGAGACGAGAACCATGACCGACGAGACCACTGGGCCTGGCCCAGTCCAGGACCCCGCTGTGCGTGCGCGCGTGGCTGCGCTGCACGCTCAGGGCATGGGCCGCAACGCGATCGCTGCGGAGCTCGGCCTGGGGAACTCGACGGTCACCCGGATCGCGAAGGCCCTCGGCCTCGACTTCTCTCGCGCTCAGACGGCCGTCGCTGTGCAGGCGCGGTCGGTGAGTCTCGCGGACATGCGGACTCGGCTTGCGGAGAAGATGGCGGACATCGCTGACGAGCAGCTCGACCGTGCACGGCTGCCGTACCGGGTCTACGCGTTCGGTGGTGCCGAGAACACGTTCAACGACGAGGTGCTCGACGAGCCGCCGGCCGAGGTCGTGCGGACCCTGGTCGCGACTGCGGCGATGGCGTTCGACAAGGTGACGAAGTACCTCGAGAAGGACACGTCAGGGGTCGAGACGGCTCACTCGCTGCTCGACACGCTCGCGGCTGGGTTCGCTGCTGCCGCTGCGACATACGAGACACCGACCGAGACGGTCGAGTAGGCGCCCCGGTCCGGGTGTGTTCGGGTCATGCCCGGGCCGGGTGCACGTCAGCGCTTGTGTGCGGCCTTCGAGATGCTGTCGAGGGCCGAGGCGATGGCCCTGACTCGCCCGATCATCGAGTTCGATGATTCCGACCAGGTGGTCAGCGTTACGACCTTGACGTCGAGGACGAACGAATCACGGAGCCGCCACCATCCAAGCCCGCTGTACTCCACCGTCACCGTGACTCGGTCGTGCGTTGGCTCACGGTTCGTGAGGTCGCTGCCGCTGCCGTGTTCTCCGGCCCAGTAGATGTTGGACAGCTCCTGGGCGGGCGCCAGAGTGGGGATCTCCGTGGCGTACCGCTGGACCAGGGAGGGTGTCACGAGCGGCTCATGCGCACGCTCCGCGGGCACCTCGATCACCGGGTCGAACGTCACCTTCACGTTGCGCGCGACCGTCGTCCCAGCATTCCGGACGACGAGATCAATCACGCTGTCCGAGTCTTTCGCCGGCCTCAACTCGGCGAGCACCATCGGCTGTGACCGCTTCCGGCTGTCGGACCCCGCCCGGATCAACGTGACGATGGCGATCACACCCGTCGCGACGGCCGCGATCGCACTGATGCCCCCGCCGTGGTCGTCGAACCATCCCAGAACGTCCTGCCACATCGCTGTCCCCTCTCGGCGAGCCTGAGCCGATCGTAGAGGAGGCCCCGTGTCCGCACCGGCGCTCTCCCCGAAGCAGGTCTGGTCGATCACCGCCTCCACCACACGGAAGCTGGCCCTCTGGGTCGGCGCCGTGTCCGGCGGGAAGACCATCGCGTCGCTGTTCGCGTTCCTCTTCGCGATCCGCGCCGCACGCGGTGTCGGCCTGATCATCATCATCGGCAAGACGCTGCAGACGATCGAGCGGAACATCATCGAGCCGCTGCAGGACCCGAACCTGTTCGGGGCACTCGCCGCGCAGACCGTGCACACCCGCGGCTCGTCGACAGCGACGATCCTCGGCCGCGAAGTGCACCTCGTCGGCGCGAACGACGTGCGCGCCGAGGAGAAGATCCGCGGCGGCACGATCGAGATCGCCTACGTCGACGAAGCGACGCTGCTGCCCCTCGGGTTCTGGGAGATGCTCCTCACCCGCCTCCGCACCCCGCACTCCCGGCTCCTCGCCACCACGAACCCGGGCTCGTTCAACCACTGGCTCCGGCAGCAGTACATCCTCATGGCCGAGGCGAAGAACCTAATCGTCTTCCACTTCACGATGGACGACAACCCGTCGCTCACCGACGAGTACGTCCGCGACATGAAGGCCACGTTCACCGGGATCTTCTACGACCGGTTCATCCGCGGACTGTGGACCAACGCCGAGGGCGCGATCTTCGACATGTGGGACCCGAAGAAGCACCTCGTGCCGTGGGAGCAGCTGCCCACGATGTGGAAGACCCTCGCGGTCGGCATCGACTACGGCACCACGAACCCGACGTCGGCGATCATGCTCGGCATCGCCCTGCACACCGACGCCCTCGGCCGGCACCACCCGAAGCTGTACGCCATCGACGAGTGGCGGTACGAGTCGAAGACGATGCAGCAGAAGCTCACCGACGCGCAGCTCTCCGAGGAGATCCGCGCCTGGCTCGGGCAGCCGCACCTCCCACCGGACCAGCCCCGGCTCCCGCCGGACTGGGTCATCCTCGACCCGTCCGCCGCCTCGTTCCGTGTGCAGCTGCAGCAGGACGGGCTGATCAGCACTCAGGCCGACAACGACGTCCTCGACGGCATCCGCACCGTCGCGTCGCTGCTGTCCTCTGGGAACCTCCTGATCTCCGACCGGTGCACCGGCTGGATCAAGGAAGTCACCGAATACGTCTGGGACGCCAAGGCCGCCGACAAGGGCGAGGACAAGCCCGTGAAGGCCAACGACCACTCGCAGGACGCTCTGCGTTACGCGATCAAGACCACCGAGAACATCTGGCGCAGCCACGTGAAGCTCGCAGCCTGAGGAGGCCCTGATGCCGCAGACCGACGTCTGGCCCCCACAGCCCTGGGACATCGCGTTCGCCCGGTTCGCCGAGCACGACGCCTGGTACGTCGGCGACACCGCCACCCTCGCGGACATCTACCAGGGCAAGTCCGGACCCACCACCACGCACGTCCGCTCGGGTGTCGCGTACCGCGGCGGTGTGATCGGTGCCCTGTCGAAGATGTGGTGGGGGCAGCGGCAGGACGCCGCCGACAACCGCATGAAGATGCACCTCCCGGTGCCGGCGGACCTCGCGCAGCTCTCCGCGGACCTGCTGTTCGCTGAGGCACCGCGCGTGCGGTATCCGAAGCCCGACAGCCTGCCCGCGCCGACCGACGGCGAGAAGCAGCAGCAGTGGAAGCACCCCGGGCAGGACCGCCTCGACACGATCATGGGGTCCGACCAGGCGCACGCCGAGATGCTGAACGGCGGCGAGCTCGCAGCGTCGTCCGGCGCCACGTACCTCGCCGTCACCTGGGACGCTGATCTCCGCGACCACGTCTGGTTCCGCGCGTTCGCGCACGACTGCGCGATCCCGGAGTTCCGGTACGGGGTCCTCACCGCGGTCACCCTCTGGACCGAGTACGACACCTCCGACCAGGGCGGCGCCGTGTACAGGCTCCTCGAGCGGCACGAGCGTGGCCTCATCACGTACGAGCTGCACGAGGGCGGCCCGGTCAACCTCGGCCGCGTCGTGCCGATGTCGACCCTGCCGGAGACCAGCCACTACGAGGCACTCCGCACGGCCGCCGAGCTCGAGCAGTTCGACGGCGTCGATGGCCTCGCCGAGCTGGTCAACCCGGCGGTGACCGTCGCGACCGGCGTCGACCGCCTCGCCGTCGTGTACATGCCCAACGCCCGCCCGTCCCGCGACTGGCGGAAGCTCGGTCCGCTCGCGAACCTCGGCCGGTCCGACTTCGCCGGCATCGAGGACCTGTTCGACAAGATCGACCAGGCGTGGTCGTCGCTGATGCGTGACCTCGAGAACGGGCAGGGCCGCCTCACCGTCCCCGAGTCGTTCCTCGACACCGGGAAGCCCGGCGAGGGTGCCACGTTCGACGTGAACAAGTCGGTGTACGTCGGCGTGCAGGCGCTCGGCTCACCGGGTGACTCGGTCTCGTCGCAGATCACGGCCACACAGTTCGAGATCCGCGTCGACGAGCACCTCGCCACGATCGACGCGCTCAAGCGGGAGATCGCGACGACATGCGGCTACTCGCCCGTGCACCTCGGCCTCCGCGACGTGCAGCAGGCGCAGCGCACCGCGACCGAGGTCACCGCGGACCTCTCCGACTCGGAGCGGACGCGCGACAAGAAGGCGCTCTACGCGAAGCCCGCACTCGCGGAACTCGCGCAGGTCGCCCTCGCGATCGACGGCGTCGTGTTCCCCGGGAAGGGCGGCGCCTGGTTCGACGAGCTCCCCGACGTGGAGTTCGCCGAGGTGTCGCAGGTCGACCCGCTCAAGAACGCGCAGACGATCTCGATGCTCGACGCCGCCCGGTCCGTGTCGATCCTCACTCGTGTGCGGATGGCCGGTCAGGTGCCCGAGGAGGAGATCGCTGCCGAGGTGCAGCGCATCCGCGACGAGGAAGCCCTCGGCGCGATGCACGATCCGGCGTCACCGCTGTTCGACGCGAACGACCAGGACGAGGAGCCGGACGATGGCGACGACCAGCAGCAGCCCGCAGGGGCAGCAGCAGGAGCAGCGGCGACCGACCGCTGAGGCTGTCGCCGCGCTCGTCGCGCTCCACATCACCGCCGAGTCGTCGCTCCTCGACGGCATCACCAGGATCCTGCGCCGTGCCGTGTCACTCGACGCGGCACGGCCGGCGATCCGTCGGCTCGCGCTGACGGTCGCACGGCAGCTCGACCGCCTGGTGCCGCCCCTGATCGACGAGATCATCGACGGGGAGCTGCTCGACGGTGCGGCTCAGGCGGACCGTGACGTGCTGGAGGAGATCCACCAGCACGACGACGACGCCCTCGAGCGCCGCATCCGCGCTGCGATCGGTCGGGCACTGCCTCCGGGCGCGTCCAGGGGGACGCCCAGCGGCCGTCCGCCCGTCCCGCCGGGGAGCGCACTCGCGCTGCCTGGCGGCCAGTCCGATGGGTTCGACTTCTCCGTGCCTCGCTCGGTCCGCTCCGAGGCGGCGATCCGTGAGGACCTCGTCTCCGGCCTCGGCGACGTCCGCCGGCGGCTGACGCGGCTCGACAACGACATCTACAAGGTGCTCGCCCCGCAGGCGGCCCGCGTGCAGGTGCTCGACGTCGAGCTGACCCCGGCGCAGGCGCAGGCCATCGCGTGGCGCGACTTCACGTCGAACGGGATCACCGGGTTCACCGACAAGTCAGGCCGTGAGTGGTCGCTGTCGGCGTACACGGAGATGGCGGTCCGCACCGCGGCGGCGCGCGCGTTCAACGCCGCGCACCTCGAGCGGATGAAGGCCATCGGCGGCCGGTACTTCACCGTGTCCGACACCGGATCCCCGTGCCCGCTGTGCCTGCCGTGGCAGAACGCGGTCCTCACCGACGGGACGGTCGTCGCTCCGGAGATCCCCGTGGACGCGACGATCGCGGAGGCGACCACGCGGGGCCTGTTCCACCCGCAGTGCCGCCACCACCTGACCATCGTGTTCCCCGGCATCACCGTCCTCCCGCCCCGGCTCACGTGGACGCTTGAGGCCGAGTCCCGGTACCGGGCGGTGCAGAAGCAGCGCCGCCTCGAGCTCGCGATCCGGAAGGCGAAGCGGCAGGTCGAGAACGCTCTCGACGCCGAGCAGGCCGCCGACGCGCACACGAAGGTCCGGCGGGCGCAGAAGCGGCTCCGCGACCACGTGAACAGCCGCGACGACCTCGCACGCAACAGCCGCCGTGAGCAGTCGCACCTCCGCGACGCGTACGCCCAACTCCCGCTGTTTACGGCCTGAGTCGTGACCGGCGGGCCCCGACTCCGGCGGCGACCAGGTCCACGACGCCGCACACCAGGAGCACCCAGCCAACCCACGTCGTGGACGGCTTCGTCAGGAGCAACAGCCCCACCGCGACTAGGAGCACGCCGACCGACGCGAACACGATCCAGACCGAAGCGGGCTTCCACATGCCCGTGACGCTACGCCCGAGGAGGCAACCATGAGCACCAACGTCGACGACATCATCGAGCGCCTCCGCGGCCGGACCCTCACGTCCGAGGACGCCCGGGCCGTGATCGCGATGGTCAGGTCACGCACCACTGAAGACGAGGTGCCGACCGGCGACCCGCTGCGAGACGACGCGATCGCGCGTTTCTTCACCGCAAGCGAGCACGAGGACGTCGTCGCCCTCCGCGACCGCGTCATCGACCTCGGCACCGAAATCGCGCGCCGCGTCCCGACGGGGCGGAACAAGTCGCTCGCGCTCACCGCACTCGAGGACGTGCAGATGCGGGGCAACCGCGGCATCTTCGCGCCGGAGCACCTCCGCTGATGCGCGGCCGTCGTCTCGCGCTTGTCGTGCTGCTCGTCGCCGCCCTCACCGTCGGCACCGTCTCCACCGCGGAGGCGCGTCCCTGGCACGGGCGAACCCACCACCGGCAGCCCGTCGCGACCGCCCCGGCCACGCCGACCGCGTCTGCGACTCCCACATCGACCAGCACCCCGACCGTGACCCCGACGGCGCCGGACGACGACGACCCGACGTTCTTCGAGGACTTCACCACCGCCGCAGCAGCGGGCGGCCCGTTCGCCCGTGAGTACGCCGACGCGTGGCAGCCGTACCCGGACGGCACCGGCGGCATGTACTACTCGGCGCCCCTCATCAGCGCGCACGACGGCGTCATGGACGTCACCCTCGACGGGAAGCGCGGCGCGGCCGGCACGTTCGGCACCCCCGACGGCGCATGGGGTCATGTCGGCGGCACGTTCACCATCCGCGCGAAGGCGACCGGCGGCGACGGGAACGGCACCGCGGTCATGCTCTGGCCCACCTCGAACGTGTGGGCCGACGGGGAGATCGACTACCCGGAGGGCAACTTCGACGCGGCACCGTCCGCGTTCCACCACTCGATGACGGCCGGGCAGGAAGCGTCCGCGCAGTACCTCGCGACGGGCGTCGACTGGCGGTCCTGGCACACCTACTCGGAGACGTGGATCCCCGGGAAGAGCGTCACGTACAGCGTCGACGGGAAGACCATCGGCACCGTCGCCCACGACGTCCCCACCACCCCGCACCGGTTCATGTTCCAGACCGGCAACTGGGGCGACGCCGGGCACCTGCTCATCGACTGGGTGTCCACCGACGACCTCGACAGCGCCGGCCGATGATCCTCGGCGTCGGCACCACGGTCATCTACCAGGAGCGCGTCTGGGCGGTCGTCGCGACGTCCGCGCACTCCCGGTTCCTGCGGTCCCTCGATGGCTGCTGCTCCACCCGCGTCGACGTCGAGATCCTCACGGAGGCCCCGTGACCGAGAACCGGTGGCCACTCGGCCCCATCACCGACCTACCCAAGCCGGACCAGGCGTCCGACACCACACCCGAGGAACCCAGGAGGCTCCCGTGAACCGCACCGTCCCCACCGCTCTCCCCGTCGTCGCTGACCGCGACGGCATGGCCGTCATCGGCCGCACCCGCCACGACCTCATGGGCATCCGCTACAACGGCGGCGAGGGCGGCAACGCCCCCGCCGGCCAGGGCGGTGTGACCCCGGCAGCAGCAGCCGACGCGGCAGCCGCAGCGGCAGCCGGGAACGGTGCAGGCGGCGCCGACGCTCCATGGACGAAGGACAACTTCGACCCCGAGCGCGCGTGGGCCCTGCTGCAGAATGTCCGCGGCGACCTCGACAAGGCGAAGACCGGCAGGACAGCCGCCGAGCAGAAGGCCCAGGAGTCGGCGGACCGCTTCGAGCAGTTCACGCAGGGCCTCGGCGGTCTCCTCGGCATCGAAGCCCCGGAGACTGACCCGGCGAAGCTGCAGGCCAAGGTCACGGACCTCGGCTCGCAGGTGCAGGCGAAGGACGGCGACCTCACCAAGGCGCAGGCCGACCTCAAGGCCCGCGACCTCACCATCGCCGTGCTCCAGTCGCCCGCCGCCCGCGACGCGAACACCGCGCTCCTGCTCTCGAACGAGCAGTTCAAGACCTCCATCGCATCGGCAGAGCCGACCGATGGTGCCGCGATCACCGCGGCGATCACCAAGGCGCTGCAGGACAACGCCGCCCTCAAGGCAACCCCTTCCCGCTCAGGTGGCGGCGAACACCAGGGAGCCACCGTGCAGTCGCTCGAAGCTCAGCTCGCCACGGCGACCGAGAAGCGCGACTTCAAGGAGACCATCCGCCTCAAGCAGGCCATCGCTGCCGCCCGGCAGCGAGCCGCTCAGGGCTAGCCCTCAACCTAGAAAGGCCAGTACATGCCTGGAATCGTTGGGCAGGGGACCACGTTCAACCTGCCGAACTACGTCGGTGAGCTCTTCGGAGTCTCGCCGGAAGACACCCCGCTTCTCTCGTCCATCGGTGGTCTCACCGGTGGCAAGGAGGCAACGTCCACCACGTTCGAGTGGCAGGGCTACGACCTGCGCGACCCGGACGAGAACCGTCAGCGCCTCGAGGGCGCGAACGCGCAGCAGTCCGAGAACCGCGTCCGGTTCAACGTCGACAACGTGGTGGAGATCCACCAGGAGACCGTCGAGGTCAGCTACACCAAGCAGGCCGCAGTCGGGAACCACAACGGCGCGAACATCGCCGGCAGCAACCCGGTCACGGCCGAGCTGCCGTGGCAGGTCGAGCAGGCGCTCAAGCAGGTCGCACGCGACGTCGAGGCGTCGTTCATCCGCGGCACCTACGCGAAGCCGGGCGACAACACCGCCCCGCGCAAGACGCGTGGTCTGCTGCAGGCGATCCAGACGAACGTCATCAACCTCGGCGAGGCCCACACGGGCCTCTCCGCGGCGACGGACACGATCACCGAGGCGTCGACGACCCTGTCGAACGACGACAAGGTGGTCTTCTCCGACGTGGGCGCGTCGACCGCGATCAGCGCGAACCGCGTGTACTTCGTCGTCAGCAAGGCGTCGGGCACGTTCAAGGTCGCGCCGACCAAGGGTGGCACCGCCATCACCATCGGCACCGCGACGGTCAGCCTCTACAAGCTGACCACCACCGCGCCGACGAAGGCGAACTACGACGACCTGTTCCAGACGGTGTTCGACAACGGCGGCATCGCCGAGGGCGAGACCGCGACGATCGTCGTCGGCTCCTCGCAGAAGCGGAACATCTCGAACGCGTACGCCGCGAACCAGAACAACCTGGTCGCGGACCGCAACGTCGGAGGCGTGAACTTCCAGACGATCGAGACCGACTTCGCGCGGTTCAACATCATGCTCGACCGGTGGATGCCGGCCGACGCTCTCGCAGTCGTCTCCCTCGAGCAGCTCAACCCGGTGTTCCTGAACATCCCGGGCAAGGGCCACTTCTTCGAGGAAGACCTCGCCAAGGTCGGCGCCGCCGACCGGAAGCAGCTCTACGGCGAGATCGGGCTCGAGTACGGCAACGAGAAGGCCCACGGCCTCCTCCGCGGCCTGCCGACCACCCGCTGACACCACCACCCGCCGAGGAGGCCAGCATGACCAGCTACATCGTTCCGGACACGCTGGCCTCCCCGGAGGACTACTCCAAGCTCCCCGGCGCTCCCACCGCCACAGCAGACCTCGCGTTCACCCTCGAGGCGTGCTCCGACATCGTGCTCCGCGCCACCATCACCGCGGTCTACGACACCGACCCGGCCACGGGCCTCGCCACCGACCCGGAGACCCGCCAGGCGCTCACCGACGCCACCTGCATCCAGGCGGCGGCGTGGATCGCCCTCGGCATCAAGCCGTACGCCGGCGGCGTCACCCAGGGCGGCATCGCGACGTCGAAGAAGATCGGCTCCGCGACCGTCGAGTACGCCGGTGCCACCGCAGCCGCAGCCGCTCGCGCTGGCGCCGCGGCCACCCTCGTCCCTGCCGCCCTCCGACGGCTGCAGAACCGCGGCCTCGTCGGCCAGCACGTGCGGGTGGTGTGATGAGCGACCTCGACGACATGTTCGTCCACACCATCACCGTCGAGACTCTCCTCGGCGAGGGCGGCCACGGCACCCTCTACGCACCGGCGGCAGAGGTCCCGTGCTTCATCGACGGCGGCGTCAAGGTCGTCCGCACGGCGACCGGCGAGCAGGCCGTCGTCAACGCGCCGATCTACGCGCCGCTCGAGCACGCCGCCACCCTCACCGCCGGGTCCCGGGTGACGATGCGCGGGACGACCAGCCGGATCCTCGCCGCGACCGTCTACGAGTCCGGCGACCTCGACCTCCCCGACCACGTGCAGATCACCCTCACCTGACGGCTGCTTGCGCGCGGAAAATATGCAAATGAATATACCGAGCCAACTCGTTCGCAGAACGAACCGGCTCTGATCAGGGAAATGTAGCAACCGGCGTGATTTTATAACACCGATCAGCACAGTCAGGAGTGGCAGTGGCGCTCGAGTGGGAGGACACCTTTGACTGGGACGGGCTGCAGGCGCGGAAGGCGGCCGCGATGACCCCTGCGGTCGTCGCCGGCATGGAGGTCGTCCGCCAGGTCACCACCCCGAAGGTCCCCGTCGAGTCCGGACACCTCGTCGGCTCCCCCAGCATCACCGCGGTCGGCAGCACGGCGACGATCCGCTACGGCGGCCCGTACGCCCGGTACCAGGAGTTCGGCGTCTACTTCCGCCACGGCCGCGTCGGCGCCCCGCTGACGCACACCCACGGGCAATCGTTCTACCTCACCACCGGGATCGTCGAAGCCGCCGACCCAGCCCTGCGCGCCTGCGCCCGAGTGTTCGAGGAGCGCCTGTGACCGCCTCACCCGTCCGCGACCTCGTCGAAGGGTTCGCGCAGCACCTCGCCGCCGCCGGCATGGGCGTCTGGTCCCCCGACGCGCCGTACGGTCCGGACGACGTCGCGATCGTCTACGGCACCGAGCGGCCCATCAGCAACCAGCAGGTGATCCTCAACTGGGTCGACCTCGACCAGCACCCCGAAATCACGCAGGGGACCGGGATGCTGCAGGTCACCGTCAAGGGCCTCCCCAACGACCGCGGATCCACCGACGACCTGTCCTACGCCGCGTTCGCTGTCCTCCACGGCCTCACCGATCTCCCGCTCGGCGGCGCACTCGTCGTCCAATGCCTGCGCCGCAACAGCGTGCCGATGGGGCAGGACGACAAGCTCCGCGTCGAACGCGCTGACCACTACGACGTCGACGTCGAGTGGCCACCCACCAGCCACCGGCCCTAAGCCGGTCCGTCCCCAGACGCAGCCCTCCCCAGTGGGGGTACTTCCGCATGCCCGCACACGCCTAGGAGGCACACCGACATGAGCACCGAGCTCGCACGCAAGTTCGCCGTGCAGGTCACCACCGACCTCACGCTGCAGGGCGGGTTCATCCCGCTCAAGGGTCTCAACGACTGGAACCCGAACATCAACCCGAACCTCGAGGACTCGTCCGACTACGAGTCGAACGGGTGGGCCGCTTCCGAGGTCACGATGAACGACTGGAACGCCGACGCCGGCATCTTCCGCCGGAAGAACTCGGGTGTCCTTGACCCGGGCCAGGAGCTCGTCCGCGCCACGATCGGCCAGTTTGGCGACGCTGCCCGCGTCGGCGTCCGCTGGTTCGACAAGACCGGCGGCCCCGAGGCGTACTCGGGTGTCGCGATCCCGACGTGGAAGCGGTCGAACACCGGGGTGAAGAACCTCGAGCAGGCGACGATCACGTTCACCGGCACGAACCCGTACGCGACGACGCTCGCTCCGGTCGTCACCGGTGTGAACCCCAGCGGTCAGGGGTCGGGCACGTCCGTCGCGATCGTCGGCACCGGGTTCACCGGCACCACCGCGGTGAAGTTCGCCGCGACCGCGGCGACGTCGTTCGCCGTCGTGTCCGACCAGCTCATCACCGCGATCCTCCCGACCGGCTCGGCCGGGTCGGCGCCGGTCACCGTGACCACGCCGATCGCGACGAGCGCGGCGCGCGCCTACACCCGCGCCGCGTGAGACCCCGGGGCCGCCGTCTCTGGGGACGCGGCGGCCCCGGCCTACCCCATTAGTCCCCACCCCACCCAGCAAGGAGTCCCCAGCTCATGCCCTTCGCCGACTACTACGCCCTCGCCGACCCGCTCGTCCTCCCGATCCGTGGGAAGGCGTACCAGATCCCTCCCGCGACTGCGGAGGCCGTCGTCCGCTGGCGCGTGTACAGCGCGCTCCTCGAACGGCTCCGCGCCGGCGAGCAGGTCGTCATCCCCGACGAGCAGATCATCAGCGACGAGGACTTCCAGCGGATGTTCCTCGGCGACGCCCTCGACCAGATGCGCGCCGACGAGATCCACCCCGGCGTCATCGAGCACGCCGCGACGACGTCCCTCGCGGACACGATGGCAGGCCGCGACGCAGCCGAGCTGGTCTGGAACTCGATCGACCCAAAAGCATCGAAGCTGGCGACGACACCAGCGCCCGCGACGGACTCGAAGCCCTCGACCAGTACGGCCGCGGCGACTACGACGAGCTCACCGGCACGTACGACTGGTACGAAGTCCCGCCAGAAGTCACAGCGACCCGCACCGCCGCGGACTGGGGCGAAGTCCTCCAGCACCTCGACCTGATCGCGTTCGACATGCAGCGGCACCTCGGCCTCCGGCTGACGGTAGTGCTGCACACGCACACATGGCGCGAGTTCGCGGCCCTCGTGTCCGGTCTCCTCGGCCTCGACGAGCACCTCGTCACCGGCACGAGCATCACCACCGTCCCCGCGACCCTCATCGGCGCGCACTTCCACACCAGCGACGACAGCGAGGAGCCGGACGATGAGTGACACCGAGGTCGGCGGCATCAAAGGGTTCCTGTCCCTCGACGACACCGCGTGGGACCGGACGATCGCCAAGGTGAAGGGCGACGTCCGCGAGCTCGCCTCGATGGACGCGAACGTCAAGGTCAACGCGGACACTGCCCGTGCGGAGGAGCGCATTGCGGTCCTCCGCACGGCTGTCCGCGCGCTCGGCGCGGAATCGGTCACGGTCGACGTCAAGGTCGTCGAGCGCGCAACCGGCTCGGGTGCTGGCGCTCAGGCTGTCGCTGCTGCCGCCGCCGCTGAGCGGGCGCTCCAGGACGCGCAGGAACAGGCCACCGCGGCCACAGCGCGTGCCGCCCTGGTCGAAGCGGAACTCACGTCGACCCGCGGTCTCGCGGCACAGGCGGACCGAGCCGTCGCGAACGCCGAAGTCGAACTCGCACGCGCTCGACAGCAGGGCACTGTCAGCGCGACTGAACTCGCGGCAGCGCAGGACGCTCTCGCCGTCGCGGACCGGGCGCTGGTCGAGTCGGCGGACGCAGCACGAGCCGCGGAGACACGCCTCGCCGCTTCGGAGGCTGAAGCCGCCGCCGCCGCTCAGGCGAACGCGGCCGCGCAGGAAGACGCAGCGGTCGCCACGCGGGCGCTCAGCCAGTCGACGGACGAGACGGGAGCATCGTTCCAGACCGGCTCGTCCCGGGTCGGTCTCATGGCGACCGGCATCACCGCGCTGATCTCCACCGTGGGGCCGCTCACCGGGACGCTCGTCGCCGCCGGTGGCGCTGCCCTCGGCATGGGTGCGGCCGGTGTCCTCGCGGTGTTCGGCATCAAGAACGCGATGGACGACGGCACGATCGCGGGGCAGGCGTACTCGCAGGGGCTCTCCACCCTCAGGGCGGACCTCGATTCGCTCGCCGCGACGTCGGCCGGCGCGATGCTCGACGACTTCCAGCAGGCCGAACGGACCATCACCGGCGACCTGCCTGCTCTCCGTGGGCAGGTCGTCGGGTTCACCGACTCGCTCGGCAAGGCGGGCAACTCGATCCTCACCGGCCTCGTGAAGGGCTTCCAGGTCGCGAACCCGCTCATGGAGCAGGGCCAGCAGCTCATCGTCCGCGTCGCGGACGGGTTCGAGCGGTGGGCGTCCGGCAACGGCCTCGCCACCTTCGCCGCCGAGGCCGGGCACGACCTCCCGATCGTCGTCCGCGGCGTCGGGGACCTCGCGTCCGGTGCTGTGGCGCTCCTCGGGTCGCTGCGTCCCGTCGGCCTCGCGGCGATCCAGTTCGCTGGCGGCATCGGCGAGATCGCATCGTTCGCCTCGAAGGCCGGGCCGCTCCTGCCGATCCTCGGGTCCGGCGCCGCCGCGGCGTGGCTCGGGTTCAAGGCGTGGGAGGGGATCAAGGCGATCACGTCCGGCGCTCAGGCCGGACTCACCGTGATGATGGCGTCGATGGACGCCCTGAACGGCGTCTCCTCCCGCTCGGCGGCCGCGACCGCAGGGCAGGCTGCAGCGCAGGCTGCTGTCGCCGCCACGGCCCCAGCAGCGGCTGCAGGTGAAGCCGCTGTCGCCGAGGGCGCGGCCGCTGTGTCGACCGCGATGGCCGCGAACCCGATCGGTCTCGTTGTTGGCCTGCTCGCCGGCCTCGCAGCGATCACCCTGGTCGCCGCGAACGCGACGAAGACGAACACTGCCGCGACGACGGACTACACGTCCGCGCTGCAGCAGGACGGCGACGCGATCGGCGAGCACACCGCGAAGCAGGCCGCGAAGGCGCTGCAGGACGCGAAGGTGCTCTCCACCGCCAAGGAGTACGGCTTCACCCTGACCGACCTCACGAAGTCGGTCACGGGAAACAAGGACGCCACGGCGCAGATCAACGACGTCCTCGACCAGCAGGAGGCGAAGCTCCGCAAGAGCGCCGAGGCGCAGGCACAGGCCGGTGGCGCGTACGCCGGCGCGACCGGCTCCGCATCGAAGCAGCTCGACAAGCTCCGAGCGCTCCGCAAGGAGCTCGACGAGCAGACGAAGGCTGTCACGAAGCAGAAGGGCCAGCAGGACGCCGCCAACTCCGCCTCGGACGCAGCGACGAACGCGATCAAGTCGAACGCCGCCGCGTACGGGATGAGCACCTCGGCGTACAAGACCGCGACCGAGGCGGCGAAGAAGCAGACCCAGTCGACCAACGACTCGACGCGGGCGATGCAGATCGCGAGCGACGCCGCGGGGCTGCTGAGCAACGCGCTGACGCTGCTCAACGGCGGCGCACTCTCTGTCGCGCAGGCGCAGACCGGGGTCGCTGACGCCGTGAACCAGGCCAAGCAGGCGTTCACGGACAACGGCAAAGCCATCGACGGCAACTCGGCCGCGGCCGTCGCGAACCAGCAGGCGATCCAGAGCCAGGTGCAGTCCGCGCAGCAGATGGCCGACGCGCAGGCGAAGGCGACCGGCTCCACGACGGCGGGCGTCGAGGCGTACAAGCAGTCGAAGACCGCCCTCGAGGACGCTCTCCGCGCGCAGGGCAGCCTCACCCCAGCGGTGCAGGCGTACATCGACAAGCTCTACGACGTCGACAACCTCAAGGTGAAGCCGACGAAGCTCGAGGTCGACAAGACCGCAGCCGACAGCGCGCTCGACCTACTCAAGGCCCACATCGCCAGCGTGCCGGACACCCACGACACGAAGGCCGATGCGCTGATCGCAGACGCGCAGGCGAAACTCGACGCCCTCAAGACGGACATCGCCAACGTGCCGCCGAACAAGCAGACCGAGATGAGGGCCGCCATCGCTACGGCGCAGGCGAACCTCGACTCGCTCAAGGCGTCGATCGCCAACATCCCCACCACCAAGACGATCACGATCACCACGAACCACGTGAGCGTCGGCGACGGCACGGCTGGCAACGGGCTCGGCGTGATGGTGAACAACGGCAAGGCGCACGGCGGCACGATCGGCCGGGCGCACGGCGGCACGATCGCGTCGGACGCTGCACTCGGGATGCAGCGCTTCGCCACCGGAGGGACGTCCGGCGGGTCCGTGTGGGGGTCGCAGGGGTCCGCGTTCTCCGACTCGATGCTCACACGACTGTCGATCGGCGAGGAGGTCGCCAACGCGCAGGCGATGTCGTTCCCCGGCGCCCGAGCGGTCGTGAAGGCGATCAACGCGAACCCCGCGAACGCGATGCAGGCCATCGCGCAGCGGGACACCTCGGGTGGCCCGATCACGGTCACCGTGCTGAACAAGACCGGCATGTCCCTCTCCGACCTCATCGACATCAAGGTCGAGCGGGCAGCGCAACGGCAAGCCACCTCTCTCAAGGCCGGACGCCGGCAGTAAGGAACCACGATGGCTGCGCCTACGCTCACCGTCCTCAGCGACGACCAACTCGGGCCGCTCGTGAAGGTGCTGTTCGCGACCCTCGCCACCGGCACGCAGCGGATCACGATCCGTCGCACCGCGGAAGGTCGAACCCTTCCCGTGCGCGGCGGCGTGAACCTGTTCGCAGTTGGCGGGGCCGCTGTCCTGGACCAGGAGGTCCCGCCGGGCGTCCCCGCGACGTACCAGGCCGAGCAGTTCGACGGGTCGGGGACGCCCCTCGGGATGACGGACGCGGCGACGATCACCGTCGACAGCGCCCAGGCGTGGGTGTCGCAGCCGCTGGACCCCTCACTCGCACTCCGTGTGCGGGTGCGGGTGTCCTCGACCGACACCCTCGCTTGGGAGTCGCCCGGCGACACCGTGTGGACGCAGGGCGGATCCGTCGGTCGGCTGATCAACGGGCAGCGCTCCGGCCTCAAGGGCGTCAGCCTCCTGCTGCGTCTGCTCGACCCGGCGGACGCGCCGAGGTTCGACGCGATGTTCGGCACGTACGACACGACCTACCCGGCGGTGCTGTGCATCCGGACGCCGCCGAACGTCCCAGTCCCCGCGGTCCTGTTCTGGGGCTGCACGAACCCGAAGCGGCTGACGTCTGGCGCGAACAAGCTCGTCCAGTACCAGCTCGACGGCAACGAGGTCGCCCCGCCCTCGCCCGGCCTGGTGATCCCGTCGCTGTCCCGCGATGACATCGACGCTGCCTACCCGACCCGGGACGCACGAGCCGCCGCGTACACGTCGCGGCTCGCCCGCGATACCGATTACACCCTCGCCGGCCTCTCCGGCTGACGACGGAAGGAGACCGCCCGTGCGCGCTTCCTCAGCGCAGATGCACTCCGTGCTCACCGGCTCGTCCTTCACGTTCCGGTACGTGGCGGACGTCATCGCGAACGGCCAACGGGTGATGCAGGACCTCCCGTGCACGGCGCCGGACTTCACCGACGACGACGGGCAGATGGTGCAGTCGACCGGGTCGCTGACGTTCATCTACCAGAGTGACTTCGCGGACTCGATCGCGCCGACGGGCGTCGCCGACGTGCTCTCCCCCTTCGGCACGCAGGTGTGGGTGTACGTCCTCGTCGAGGACGGCCCGGCCTTCTCCGAGCGGGTCCTCATGGGCCAGTACCTCGTCACGGGCACGCCGACGATCAACACCAGCCGCGCACTGTTCCTCGGCGCGATCGTGAGCTACGGCGACACGATCACGGTCGACCTGTCCGACCTGTTCTACGGCGTCCAGGTGAACCGGTTCGACACCCCGGGCGGGCCCCCGTCCCTCGCATCGACCTGGGGCGAGATCCAACGGCTGACCGGTCTTCCCGTCACCCGGTCGATCTCGGACGGCGCGATCTCGTCTCAGGTCGCGTACCAGGAGGACCGGCTGCAGGCCGTCTACGACCTCACGAACTACTCGCTCGACGCCGTCCCGTTCGTGACGGCGGACGGCACCGTCTCGATGCGTCCGAACACCTGGCCCGACCCCGTGGACACGCTCGCCGACCGCGACGGGAACCTCATCGACGTGCAGCGGAGCATGTCCGACGACCAGGTGTACAACGCCGTCGTCGTGCGCTCCTACGACACCAGTTCCGGCGCGGCGATCCTCGCCTCCGGTGAGATCTCCAGCGGCCCGCTGCGTGCCCGTGAGCGGAACGGTGGCCTCTCTCCGTTCCGGCGGCGGCCCACGTTCTACTCGTCGCAGTTCATCACGACGCAGGCCCAGGCGCAGGCGTACGTGAACAGGTGGCTGCCGCGCGTCAGCCAGCTCACCGGCGTCGAGGCGGTCCTCACCGAGACGTTCAACCCGCTCCGCGAGGTCGGCGACGTCATCATCGTCAGCGAGCTCAGCGGCTCGTTCCTCGGACGCGTGAAGCAGATCCGCCGTACCGACGGCGCCCAGCAGCAGACGACAGTGGCGGTGAACCTGTGAGCGACCAACCTGACGCGATCTTCGACCTGATCAACGCGAAGACCAAGCTCCGACCGCTCGTCGGCACGTTCGTGTCGGCGACGAGCACGGGATGCACGGTCGACGTCGGTGGTGGGCGCATGCAGGCCCGGTTCGGCTCGAGCTACCTCCCCGAGGTGAACGAGCCGGTGAACGTCTGGTTCATCGACGACGACACCGCGTTCATGATGGGGCCGACCGTCGCGAAGCCGTCGAAGGGCACGGTCGTGTCCGTCGCGGCGAGCCTGGTCACGCTGAACACCGACTTCGGGCAGATCGCCACCCCGTACATCGGGTCGACGCCGACGGCCGGGCAGGTGATGGCGCTGCGCTGGCACGGCGGTCCCGTCGCGATGGGCGTCCTGTCGACGTCTCCCCCGCCGCCGGCACCGCCGCCCGCCCCGCCGACGTCGACGTCCACACACCAGGACGTGTTCACGGCGATCGACGCCGGGTCGTACAACCGGTACGGGTGGCTGCAGAAGCAGGTGTGGGCGTCCGACTCGTACCAGGGAGCCTGGTTCTACGGGACCAAGGTCTCCGACACCGTCCCATCGTCTGCCTCGATCCAGTCGGTGGAGATCTACCTGTCGATCGAGTCGATGTTCGGTGCCGCGCCGAACTTCGCGCTGCACTCGTCAGCGACGAAGCCATCCGGCGCGCCCGCGTACACCTCCGTGCAGGCGATGTCCCCGACGCAGGCATGGTTCACGCTCCCCGCCGCGTGGGGCGACGCGCTCAAGGCGGGCGGCGGCCAGTTCGGCGTCGGTCTGAACCACGGCGGGAAGAACGTTTTCCGCTCGCTCGCGCAGGACGGCATGTCCGGAGCGCTGCGCATCACGAGCACCTACTAATCCCCCACCCTCTCTGACGCCCTCGCACGCGGGGGCGTTTCGCATGCAAGGAGCCTTCATGGCAGCAGACAGCTACGGCAGCCAGAACCAGCCGCAGTACGCAGGTTCCGGTATCCCCCAGGACGCCGCGGATCTCTCCCAGGTCTCGAACTACGCGGCGAAGGTCGGGAACCGGAAGTACGGCACGACGGCCGACTTCAACAGTCTCGCCGGCGCCGACGTGTGGCCGGGACTGGAGTTCTACAACGTGGACACGAACCTTGTCTACGTCCGCAGGTCGGACAACTCCTGGTACCGGCTCGGTGGCGGCATCTACGCCGGATCCCGGGCAGGTCAGGCTGTCGGCTCTGCCTCACTGTCCACGCTCGGCCCGTTCACCCGGAATAGTGGGCTGGCGTCCCGCGACGACTTCGTCACCTCGGTGACGGCTACCAGCGTGAACCTGAACCAGGGGGAGTACGTCGCCTCGGTTACATACTCCACAGGCGGTGCGACTCTCACTGGGCGGTCGTTCGTGTCCCTGTCCTGCAACGGTTTCTCGATCCGAGGCTTCGCCGGGTCGGGGGAAGACACGTGGGGCGCGACGCTCCCGTTCTCCGTGGGTGCTGCTGGCGCTGGCCTCAGCGTGCAGGTCTACCTAACTTCCAGCGTCACCGTGTCCGGCACTGCGTCTCTGAGCATCGTGAGGGTCGGCTGATGGGCGGCCTCGTGCTGGACGTGTCGGAGTCCCCGACGACGTTCATGAAGATGTCCGGCCTCGGCGACAACGGCGTGCGGTACACCCCGGGCCGCAACCAGCCGGGAAAGTGCACCCGGTGGAACTATCTCGCCGCAGGCGGCGGGGTCGGGTTCCGGAACACGACGTCGCTGTACTCCGCGGTCGACGGGTGGAACACCACCCCTGGCCAGTACCGGCACCCGATGACCGTGAAGCCGTTCCGCGGCGCGGTCATCTGCTTCGGCGCGACGACCGGTCCCCGCTGGGCCGGCGACGTGAACTGGCCCTACGGCGACTACGCGACGTTCACCGGCGCGAACCTCGGCGACGACCCCATGGACTGGCAGCTCGTCGCGACCGACGCCGCCGGCACCGGCGTCATCTCGACCGTCACCGTCCGCGATCGGATCCGGCAGACCGGGGGCCGCAGGGTCCTCGGCTGGTCGGACTACCTCGGCGGCGCCGTGCTCACCCACGGCGCCGCATCACCCACCCCAGCGGATTCCGCACCAACCGTCCACGAGGAGGACGACCCCATGCTCAAAAGCTTCATCGCGCAGACCCTGATCGGCGCAGGCCCGGGAACGGACACCTGGCTGTTTCACCCGGACCCCGTCACCCCGACCTACGAGCACATGCGCTCGGCCACGGAGATCGGCCTCGCGACCGCGGCCGGCGCCGCGATCATCAGCGGCCCGCAGCCGAAGGACGCGTTCCGCCGCTACAAGTACGTCGACATCGACGGGAAGGGCATCCGATGAACATCATCGTCAGCCGCTATAGCTCCACTCTCCTGCCCCTCGCGATCGGCGTGCTCGGCATCCTGCAGGCCGCGCAGGCCGCGGGCCGCAGCACCCTGCTCGACTGGCAGACGCTCACGCAGGTCGCGCTCCTGCTCGTCGGGACCGGCGTCATCTACTGGCTGCCGCTCGTCGACGCCCGGTGGCAGGGCGCTGCGAAAACCGGCGCGGCCGTCGGGTTCGCCGTGCTGTCCGCGGTCGTCGCGCTCGTCCCGGATGGGCACTTCACGAAGGCGAACGCGATCCTGGTGATCACCGCGATCGTGAAGGCCGTCGCCACGGAGCTCGGCGTGCAGATCCGCACCGACGCGGCGAAGGTCATCGACGCCGGGTCGACCTCGGACGCCGGCGTGCCGTCGATCACGACAATCGACGCCGACCCGCAGCCGCTCGACGTGGGGCAGGACCTCGACCTGACGGGTGTCGCGACGCACGTCCTCGACCCGTCAGGCGTCCCGGTTCCTGCCGTGGGCACGGCGGAAGCGGAGCAGTCCGGCACCGTCCCCGACGACGTCCCGAAGCACCTCGCAACATCCTGACCACGCCGACCCGTGAAAGGGCCACTCATGGCTGACGAGCTCCCCCCGAGCCTGTTCAACATCCTCCGCGAGGACCTCAAGACGATGGGGGAACGGCTCGACAAGCTCGTCACCGCCGAAGCGTTCACGACGGAGCGGAAGCGCGTCGACGACAAGTTCGCCGACCAGGGCCGCGACATTCAGACGGAGAAGCGGGAGCGGGAGGCTGACGTGCTCGAGCTGACCACGAGAATCGAAGCCGCCACGAACTCGGCGAAGGAGGCGAAGGAGACCCAGGAGGCCCGTCGTGTGACGTTCCGCCAGGGGATGCAGATCGCCGTCGTTTCCGTCCTCGGAGGTGGCGTCGTGTCGCTCGTCATCCTCATCGTCCAGAACACGGCGCACCTGGGATGAGGGCCATGCGATCGGTCAAGCGGATCAACTGGTTCCTCGTCGTCGGGATCCTGCTCGGGATCTCCCTCCTCGCCGCGGCGGTGTCGCTGTACCTCGTGCAGCAGCAGCGCATCGACGCCCAGCACACCCGGATCGTCGCCGACGCGAAGGCGAACGATGAGTTGCAGCAGCAGTACCAGGGCCTCGTCGGCCAGTACACGCAGGCGTACGGGCAGCTCAAGGACTCCGGTGTCCAGCCGACCACGGCGCCACCCTCGACGCTGTCGAGCTCACCGGGCACGCCGGGCGAGCGGGGGTCCTCCGGAGCCGATGGGCAGGACGGGCGCGGGATCGCGTTCGCTCTGTGCACGGCGACGGGGTGGGCGATCACCTACACGGACGGCGCGACGGATAACGCGGGTGCCTGTGTCGGCTCGACGGGCCCGGCAGGGCCATCCGGGAAGGTCGGCACGGCGGGTGTTCCTGGCGCGCCCGGCATACCCGGCACGCCGGGCACCAACGGGACGGACGGCACGGACGGCACCAACGGGCTGGACGGGAGGGACGGGAAGGACGGGAAGGACGGCACCGACGTCGCGTCCGTGACGTGCACGGCGACGGACGCCGGCACCGCGTTCCGGTTCACCCTCACCGACGGCACCACCCAGGACGTCGCGGGCACCTGCACTCCCCCGGCGTCCGACCCGACGGCGACACCTGCACCATGACAACGGCCCCGGCCTCTCACTCACGTGAGGGCCGGGGCCGTTTCGTCGTTCACCGGGCGCGGAGCCGGTTCGGGCAGGTGTCGGCGGCGTGCTTCGTGCGGTGCCGCATGTGGCAGCCGGGGTGCTTCCAGGCCGTGCCGCCGCCGCGCGGGAGGACCCGGCCGCTGATCGTGAACGGTCCCGGCAACGGGATGTGCCAGCGGAGACCCACGGTCAGGCCTTGGGGCGCCAGCGCACGGCGCCGATTGCGAGCACCGCGGTCAGAGTCACGGCGAACAGGACCACGAGCCCGGTGGCGATCTGGAACGACCATGATGCGGCGAGAGCGTCGGTGGGGACGCCGCTGTAGTCGCTCGAGTTCGCTTCGACGGCTCCCATGATGTAGAAGACCGCGGCGCCGATTCCCGAAAGGATCGCGAACAGCCAGAGCGTGCTCAGGTACCAGTTCGTGGGCTGGTCACCGGCGAGCACGTAGTCGCTCGTGACGCGGGGCTGCTGCGAGTCGGGAGTGGCGGGTGTGTCGGTCATGGTGAGCATCACTCTACGGCCCGGGTGCGACGGACTGCCTACCCCTGTTCGCGGGAACGTGACGCCTTGATCCACGCGTCCAGGGCTGGCCGGCTGATCCCGGCGTCAACGGCGACGTCCGTCTTCCGTTGACCGTCTTCCTCGACCGCGGCGACGACCGCGGCTCGGAACCGTTCCTGCTCGAGGTCGAACCGTCGCCGTGCCGC